TAATGGAGGCGATGGAGTTGTAATTATTACTTACTCAGGAGCACAAAAAGGTAGTGGGGGATCTTATTCTTTCTCAGGCGGAAATAGTTATCATACTTTCACTTCAACAGGGAATTATTCTCCATGAGTCATTTTGCTAAAGTTGAAAACGGGATTGTGACCCAAGTACTTACAGTAGAACAAGATTTTATTGATACAGGCGCTTTGGGTGATCCATCTTTATGGATCCAAACTAGTTATAACACTAGAGGTTGTGTTCATTATGGGCAAGATAAACAACCTGATGGCGGGATTGCTTTACGGGGTAACTATGCGGCCATTGGTGGTACCTACGATGCGGTAAATGATGTATTTATAGATCCTCAACCTTTTCCAAGTTGGTTGTTAAACACATCTACATGGAGATGGGAGCCACCAATACCACGCCCAGAAAATGACAACATAAATACTATTTGGCATGAAGACACACAATCGTGGGGTCCAATGGAGGTAGTAACAACACCATATCCAGAAGATGGTCATGTCTATGTATGGGATTTTGCTAAAGAAGAGTGGGTTTTAAATGAAGGTTAAAGAAATCCTAACGTCTAACGGTAAAAAAATTACTGTGTTAGATGACGCTTTTCCTATGCATAAAAGGATTTTCTTTGAAAACTTTGCCATTCAGTCAAGATACACCAATAACGGTGAAGACTATAAAGCAGAGTTTAGTGTTGCAAGCGGTATACCCAATTTGGTATCTCGATTTACAGATGCGGATTTTCAAAATTGGGGGCTGTTAGGACATTCCGAATATATTGATTCCTTTGTACAAGGTAAATCTTTATCAAATTACAAAATACATTTATTGACTTTAGCAAATGTATCCGTTCCGCACACAGACAATGCAGAATATACTCTTTTGTATTACCCAAACTTACATTGGGACATTCGTTTTGGTGGAGAAACTGTGTTCTTTTCAGAAGATTTAACCGAAATTGAATACACTTCACTTTATGTACCAGGACGTGTAATTATTTTTGATGGGTCTATACCCCATATGGGTAGGGCACCAACTGTGTTAGCTACTCACCCACGTTATACATTTGCTATGAACATTAACGAAACTAAGGTGATGAACTAATGTATGCCAGACCCATATGGACTAACCGAAGGAGTAAAAACTCTTACTGGTAGCCTTGATGCAAGTCGGGAGGCTAGTAAAAACTTATCTAAAAGTATTGAGAATGTACAACACGATGCCATAGATGTAGCACAGAAACAAGCTAATGAACGCATTAGAACAAGACGAGAAGCAGAGTTTAGGAAGGAAAGAGCGTTAATTAAAGCGCTTGAATCTTGGAAACATAAGAAGCAAATCTCCGATGAGGAGGCAAAATTAAAGATTGATTTTGTTAAAAAGCATGGTGCTAAAGAGTGGGAAGCGGTATTAAAGATTAAGCTGGACATTGAAAATATGCAGCGTAAAGATAATGAAGAGTACCAGCATGATTTAAAAGCAGTACGTAGGGTACAGTTCTATTGCTTTGCGTTTGCTGCAGTAATTGCTTGGTATGCTACTTGGGGGTATAAGTGGTGAACGATGATTTTAATTGGATGATGTGGGCATGGGTTGTATGTATTGCTTACATAGCGTTTGGTATATGGGCTTATTGGAGATAACATGGATTGGTTAACAAAATTAGTGCCGACTATTGCTACCTGTTTAGGTGGCCCTTTAGCTGGTCTTGCTGTTACTGTTGTATCTAAAGCGCTTGGCATAGACGAAGATAAGGTTCAAAATGTTATTGATAGCGGTAAACTTAACGCCGAACAAATTGCCAGTTTAAAACAAGCTGAAATTGAGTTGCAACGCCAAGCACAGGAACTTGGGCTTAATTTTGAACAACTAGCTGTACAAGACCGTGCTTCTGCCCGTGACCTACAAAAAGAAACTAAGTCTTTTATTCCCCCAGTATTGTCTATCCTTGTAACTATTGGGTTCTTTGGAATATTGGGCGGATTAATGTCTGGCAAAATTATGACTTCTGATGCTTTAATGTTAATGCTAGGATCATTAGGAACTGCATGGACAGGCATTATAGCTTTTTACTTTGGATCTTCAGCCAGTAGTCAAGCTAAAGACCAAATGATTCACAACTCTACCCCATTAAAATAGGTTTAAACAATGGTAAATAGTATTCAACTACAAGAATTAGGTATTGACCCTAAATGGGAAGTACCATTAAACCAAACTTTTGTTAAATACGACATTAACAATTCAAAGCGTCAGGCTGCGTTTATTGGTCAATGCGCTCATGAATCTGGAAATTTTAAAATTCTTCAAGAAAATCTTAATTACAGCGCAGAAGGTTTAATGAAAACTTGGCCCAGCCGTTTCCCAACCAAAGAGATTGCCGACCAATATGCCCGTCAACCAGCCAAAATAGCTGGCAAAGTTTATAACGGACGTTTGGGAAATACTAACGAAGAAGAAGCCTCTAAATATTTAGGAAGAGGTTTAATTCAACTAACTGGCAAAGATAACTATGAACGATGCGGATCTAGTATTGGTGTGGATCTTGTTGGGAATCCTGATTTGCTCCTTGATCCTCAGAATGCGGCTTTAAGCGCTGGCTGGTTTTGGAATAAACATGGTTTAAACGAGTTGGCAGATGCTCAGGAACATGGGATAATTACCAAACGAATCAACGGTGGAACCCTTGGTTTGGATGACCGCATTCTTAAAACGACAAAAGCTTTGTCAGTATTAGGGTAAACACTAGTGCAACTAAACTCCATATTTTCAATAAGTGTTGGAACAGCATCTTTGGCAGAGCATCTTGTCCCTGCAAGGGAGTTGTTTATTGAAAATAAAGATACTTTTAAAGTATCAAGAATAGATAAAAATACACGGACAACATTAGAACACTATGTGTATCCCCATAAAGTATCCCATCGCCCTAGCAAAAAATTAGATGCCATTAAACAAGCTATATTAGTTAAAGCAAAAGAATATGTTTCGGCTTGTGGGTATAGCACTAAGATGTATAAACTTGAAATGCAAAACATTTGGTTTAACGAAATGAGCAGTAACTCTACCCATATACCCCATTACCATTATGGGGCTAATATTTCTGGCTGTTTTTATATTGACGTGCCTAAAAGCGGTGGGACAATTAGGTTTGCACATACTCATCTTGCTGTTGATCCATTAGAAATTCTTGGAGTTGAAGAATACACCCCAGTAAATTCCCCAAGTTGGGGGTTTTTGCCTGTAGAAGGTGATGTATTTTTTTGGAAATCTACTTTACAACACGAGGTTCCGAAGTCAGAGTTTAGTGGGACTAGACGATGTATTGCTTTTGATATTGTAGTTTCAAGGTAAATTATGAGCAATGTACAAGTAATAAACAATTTTCTACCCTATGGGGAGTTTTTGCTGCTAAAAGAAAAGATAGATAACACCTATTCTAATTTTCCATGGTTTTTTAAGCATACTGTTGGCGATTACAAAGACGAGAGTGACACTTACTTTACCCATGTTTTTTACCAAGACAACATGATTAATAGTGACGCTTACAGCATGCTTGGGCCTATATTAAATTGTCTAGATTGCAAGGCTTTAATTAGAGCTAGAGCTAATTTGTATATGGGTAAAAAAGAACTTATACGCCATGCAAGACACTCAGATTTTCCATTTGAGCACAAAGCATTTATCCTATATATAAACAGTAACAACGGGCTTACTGAGTTTGAAGATGGCACAAAAGTGGAATCTGTGGCAAACAGGGCTATTATTTTTGATGGAAGTACGCAACATAACAGCACTAACTGTACTGATGAGCCTTTTAGAATGAACATATCTCTTAACTATTTTTAATTATGCCACTACAAAAACTACAATTTAGACCAGGTTTAAACCGAGAAGGTACAGACTACTCAAACGAAGGTGGTTTCTATGATGGCGATAAAATTCGTTTCCGTTCTGGTTTTCCAGAAAAAATTGGTGGCTGGGTACAATTAAATAACAGTACTTTTACTGGCACTTGCCGTGCTTTGTGGAATTGGATAACACTTGCTGGTGCTAATTTGCTAGGTATTGGCACAAATAAAAAATACTATATTGAGTCTGGTGGCACTTATAACGATGTTACCCCTCTTATTTATACCTCTAGCAACTTAGGTACTACGCTAGGTCCTTTTACAGCTATTACTGTTGCACCCTATTCAAGCAGTATTACTGTTACGGATTCATCATATAATCCATCTGTTGGGGATTATTTTACTATTTCTGGCGCAACAAGCCTTGGCGGAAATATTACTGCTGCGGTATTAAATCAAGAGTACACAGTAGCTACTGTACCGTCCACAACTACTTATACATTTGTAGCAAAAAATCCCACCACAGGAATAGCTGTTACTTCAAACGCCTCTGATACAGCAAAAGGAGGGGCAGCGGTAAAGGTTGAATATCAATATCCAATTGGATTAGATACCTATACAGTTGGATTGGGTTGGGGTGCTGGATCTTGGCCCACTTACAATGCAACAATATTAACCAATCCATTTACAGCAACCAGTACAGGTATTCAAGTTCTTACAGTAACTCAAACTAGTCATGGTTTGACTACAGGAAACTACGTTTATTTTTCAAGCATAGCATCTAATCCATGCGGTATTACTAAAGCTATTTTGCAAAAGGCTTTTCCCGTTACCGTAACTGGAGCCAATGCTTACACTATAGACATTAGCACTATAACAGCCCAAACCACAGGATCAACTGCCGCTTCTGGTGGTTCTGTAACTGTTTACACACCAGCCGCACCTTTACGGGCTTGGAATACGGCAGCAACTGTTGGTGTAGGTCAACAAATTCGTTTATGGACTAATGACAACTACGGACAAAACCTATTTATTGCTCCCCGTGGTGGTGCTATTTATTACTGGTTAGCGGCTTCTGGCATAGGGACTAGAGCGCAGTCTTTACAAACTTTATCGACTAACGCTGGTTATTCTGGAACCTATGTTCCAACTACTACTTATCAAGTGCTATCTTCAGCTATCCAAAAGTTTGTTATAGCTATGGGCGCTAATCCCTATACTTCTGGCAGTCCAAATACAACATTTAACCCTATGTTGGTTCGTTGGTCAGATCAACTAAATGAATACCAATGGGTTCCAGCAGTAACCAATCAAGCGGGTGAATTTACCCTTACCAATGGCTCATACATTATGGGCGCTAGGGCAACCCGTCAAGAAATTTTAATTTGGACAGATTCTTGTTTATATTCTATGCAATACCTTGGAGCGCCATATGTATGGGGCTTTAACATTTTGATGGACAACATATCTGTTATGTCTCCAAACGCCATGATTACGGCAAACAACGTAACGTATTGGATGGGAACAGATAAGTTTTATATGTATTCAGGACGAGTAGAAACCCTACCTTGTTCATTGCGTCAGTTTGTATTTAACGATATTAACCAAACTCAAGCCTATCAAGTATTTGCTGGATTAAACGAAGGGTTTAATGAGGTTTGGTGGTTTTATTGTTCTACAAACTCTACTCAAATTGACAAGTATGTTATTTACAATTATTTAGACCGTGTTTGGTATTACGGCACTATGGCTCGCTCTGCATGGTTAGATTCTGGTATTCGTCAATATCCTATTGCGGCTGACTACAATAATCGCATTGTTTATCATGAAAATGGGGTAGATGATAATGCTACACAAACTACTACAGCAATTGATGCATACGTTCAGTCTTCTGATTTTGATATTGGGGATGGTCATAATTTTGGCTTTGTATGGCGCATCTTACCTGACGTAAACTTTAACGGATCTAATGTTAACAATCCTGCCGTTACCATGACTATTAAACCTAGGGTTAACTCTGGTACAGCTTATGGAGTAGCCAATAACCCTACGGTGACTAGCGCAGATAACTATGGTGCTGCTTCTG